CAGGTGGTTCTTCTGCAGGTGGTTCTTCTGCAGGTGGTTCTTCTGCAGGTGGTTCTTCTGCAGGTGGTTCTTCTGCAGGTGGTTCTTCTGCAGGTGGTTCTTCTGCAGGTGGTTCAACAACTGGTGGGGCAACTGGCTCAGGTTGTACAGGTTCTGGAGCTGGTGCAGGTGGAGTAGGGGCTGGTTCTGGAGCTGGTGCAGGAATTGCATCAATTACTGTTTGTGCTGCTGCTACTATTGTAGGTGCAGTAGTAACCTTTTCTACGGCCACAGAAACAGTTGCAATTGCTTCTACCTTATTGGTTAAATCCGTGCTTGCATTATTTAATGATGTAATTGTATTTTGCGAGACAGTCGCTATTGGTGCAATAACTGTATTTGTATTTGCTGTATTTGTTGCAACAATCTCTGTAACTGCTGAGTTTAATGCAGCAATTTGTGCATTTGCTGTATCAATTGCTGCCAATACTGTTGCATTGTCTGGATCAGGGGTAGGTGTAAATGCAGCGCCTTGACTTATCGTTCCAGTAAAGCCTGCAGTAGCAGTTTCTGTGTTAGTAATATCTGTTACTACGCCGCCAGTTGTCTCTCTTACATTAAACCTAGCCCCATTTGGGATAGGGCCAGTGACACTTACATCTGCTTGCCATGCGCCATCTGTTGGGTTTACGTCTGCATTAAATCTAACCTGAGTCATCTGCGTCTCGGCAGTGGTCAGAGGATAAACTCTAAGATCCCAAGCAACGCTAAGGGTGTTTGTAGTTGTTGAATATGTGATTCCAGATCCGTTACTCCAAGTGGTCCAGTCGTATCCAGCTATAGAGATAGAAGGGGCATTTGGCGTACTGTAGTAGTTTCCACCTTCATTTACCCCAAAAGTTATTGTTGCGTTAGATCCAACATAAACATTGTTGTATGTAACGCCACCCATTTGTAAATTAAATGGAAGGTTCATTCGTACACCAGCGTCATCTATATTAGATAAAACATTTGTTGTGGTGCCGATGGTTGCTGCTAAAGCGTTGACCGCATCTTGGGCATTATTAATTGCTACGTTTGCTTGAGTTAATTGTGTTTGAGCCTCTGTCCGTGCAGGTGTTACTGCTGCCACCGCTGTAGTTGCTGTAGCAACTGTTGCAGTAGCCGTATCTATTGCTGTCTGTGCTGATTGAACTAAAACTGTGGCTGTCTCTGATTGGGCAACTTCTGTTGCAATTGCTGTGGCTACTTGTGCAACCGTGGTTGGAGTCTCAGTCATTAATGGGGTTGCTGTTGCTATTACCGTGGCTACTGCAGAATCTACCGTAGCAACGGCTTGCGTTACTACTGTTTGCGCCGCTACAACCTCTGGTGTTTGGGTTGTGGCTGTTACTGGTATTGCGGCTACGGCTTGTGTGACTTCCGCTACTGTTGAAGTAATTGTTTGAACAACTGATGTTGCAGTTTCTACGGCTGTGGATACATTTGAAACTTCTGCTACCGCAGTAGTTGCTGCAGTCACCGCAGTGTTTGCCTCAGCTACGGATGTGTTAGATGCTGTTACTGCTTGGACTGCCGTGGCTATTGTTACTGTTGCTGTATCTGAAGCTTGCGCTGCCTGTGCTACTTCTGTTGTTGCTGTTGCAATTGCTGTGTTTACTGCTTGTTGTGCAGGGCTTACTACAACTTGTTCTGCAGGAGCAGGAGGCTCATTAGCATTGGCAAAATTAGGACTAAAAAGGAAAAGCCAGCCGATTACAAAAAGGCTGGTTAAAAAGTACTTAATCTTTCTAGTCAACTAAGGCTCTCCAAAGTAATGCAATATTTTTGCTTACTTAGTAATTATAGCAGAGTGTTAGTTTAAATTACTTAGGATTATCTGTTTTATAAAAACCATTACCCTTAAACTGTATACCAAATGGCGTGAAGTGTCTTGTCATTTGCGACTCACATTCAACGCAAGTGTATCCTGGATCATTCTCTGTTATTGATCTATGAACTGACATTGTTGCATGTGCATCATCATATGAGCATTTGTATTCGTATACTGGCATTACCTATCCCTTAAATGTTAATGAGCAGTTTGAGGACATGCTCAGGTCCATCCTGCGGGTAACGGCCCGCTATCTGCGACTCCCCGATGAAGGGGTGCAGAGTTCAATTATACTATTTCTTTCTCTTATTTGCACTAGGTGCAGTTACTACTTCATCTGGTGTAAATGAGTCTAAGATGTCAAACTTCTTAGGCTTTGCCTCTTCTGGCACATCCCTAATTACAAGTACACGAAGTACTCCGTTTTCCATTGTAACTCCTGCTACAACCATATACTCAGATAGAGAGAATGTTCTAGTAAAGTCTCTTGCACCAATTCCCTTATGAATATACTTATTAGAATCTTCCGCTGATGAACCCTTAATTGTTAATACATTTTTTTCTTGTTCAATAGCAATGTCTTCTTTCTTGAATCCCGCCAAAGCAAGCTCAATCATATAAGTATCTTCACTAACCTCTACCAAGTTATATGGCGGATAGTTTGTTGAATTATGCATTACCTTTTCGAGATCTCTGAATTGGCGATCCCAACCAATAAAAAATGGATCCTTAAAAAGATCCAGTGTGAATGTAGTGTTAACCATGTTATTCCCCTTTCAAGCGAATAAATTAATGTACGGGCCTCTTATTAGACGACCCGTACACTATTATATCAAATATTTTATTTATTCGCCAGAAGAAACTTCGGCTATTTTAGACTTGGCAATAGCAAGAACTGGTCCAACTAAGGGAGAGTATCCAGTAGCCACAGCCTCTTTATTACACTTATTTACAGAAAAAGATAGAAACTCTCTGACTGCATCATTTTTTGGTGTGCTTTCCTTAAATGCAACGATATAGCTGAATGCTGATACGTTATATGCCAAAGGGTTTTTATTATTATAGTTTGCCTTTATGAGTCCATTGGCTAATGGCTCAAAATCACTAAGGAACTGAGATGCTGCTTTTGAAGTAGGGGCAGTAAATTTACCAGCACCATTTTCAACTAGAGCAAGCTTTAGCCCACCTGCAAATGAAGATTCTGCGTATGTTATTACGCCGTTCATTTGACGAGCTATCATTACAACTCCGTGAGATCCTGACCCTGCCTGAGAACTAAAAGATAGTGTTCCAGGATAAGCACTCTTAAAGTCTTTATTACCTGCCTTAGTCCAAATTTTTGGAGCTACTGCATTTAAGTACTCTGTGAATATCTGGCTTGTTCCAGATCCGTCTGCACGATAAGCAATTCTAATGGCCGTTGCGGGAATCTTTGGCTTAACACCCTTAATTGTGTTGTCTGCAATAATTGATTTATGATTCCACTTTGTGATCTTTCCTGCAAAGATGTTTGCTAGTGTTTCTTTTTTGAGCTGTATAGGCTTTGAATATCCATCAAGTCTGTAGATGACTCCAATTGGTCCAGCAATAAAAGGAACATAGACTATCCCAGATGGCTTTGCCTCTCCTGGGTTATAGGGAGTGTCTGTTCCAGCAAAGTCGATAATCTTGTTATTTAATTGTGATCTACCAGCGCCAGAACCTAATGAAGAATATGTGATGGTATTTCCAGTTGCCTTGGCATAACTAATTCTGCATGCGTCAAGGTAGTTTGATATAAATGATGATCCTGCTCCAACTACATCTTCTGATGCAGTGGCGGGATGTGATGTAAAGATACTAGCAACCAATGCTAGAGTTACGACTATAGATTTATTTCTCATAGTATTAACAGTATATCTTTTAAAAATACATAGGTGGCAGGTTTAATGGAAACCCTGGGTTAAATATAGGCTAACATTGTATAATAGCAAAAATCAATGGCCTACTTCTTCTTAGCCCTTACCTTAGCAAGCGCTTCAAAGTCCTTTACCTTGGTATCCCCTAGGTATCCCCAGGCATATCCATCGGCAATCATTTGTTCATTAATAGATACTGCTTGATCATCAATAAAGATCCACCCAAGGATTCTCCCGTACTTTTCTGAGGAATCCATCTTTTCAGTTTTAATCTTTACCGACTTAGCATCCTTTAGCTTATACTTAAGATACTCTTTTGCCTCAAGCCCCAGCTTCTTTTCAGCAAGGTCTTTTGTTCTAGATTCTGGAGTATCAATTCCAGCCAGTCTTACTCTAGACGCAAACAATATATCAAAGCCTAGATCGATGAGGACATCAATTGTATCCCCATCGACTACGCCTTCTACTTTTCTAACATAATACTCGTACATTACTTCTTCTTTACTGCCGCCTTCTTTACAGGGGCCGCCTTCTTAGCAGGTGCAGCCTTTGGTGCTGGTGCATCCCAATCTGGACGAGCAACTGACATTACTAGGCTGTAGGCTCTCTTCTTAAGGAATACGCCATCTCCGTTTGCCTGTGATCCCTTTGCATTACCTGAAGTGTTTCCTTCGTAGCAGTGCAAATTCTTTCCGTCATTCTTTACAACAATTCCAACGTGCTCTGTATCTGTTGGTGTCTTGTCAAAGTTAAAGAATACTACATCTCCTGCTTGTGCTTGACCGATTGGAACAATTCTCTTGTTCTTTGCAAACCACTGTGCTCCAGCATCGCATGATGCAAAACCTTTCTTTGTTGAAGCGGCAACTAGGTGAACTAGTCCTGCGTCATCAAAGCATCCTGAAACGAACATTGCACACCAAGGTTGGTGATTCATTCCGTATCTTTTTCCAAAAACTGTATCGTTGTTTGGTCCTTCTGAGTATCCTTCATCAGCATACTTCTTTGCTGCTGCTACAACTTTTGCAGCTAGCGGGTGTGTTGTTTCTGCCATTTTATTTCTCCTTATTGTAGTTGACTTGATTATAGTATAGCATTTTTTTATTTGAGCGGATGATGAGAATCGAACTCACCCCTTCTGCTTGGAAGGCAGAGGCACTACCAATATGCAACATCCGCATGTTACGTGTCCCTAGTTGGATTCGAACCAACGCTGTATAGATTTTAAGTCTACCGCCTCTACCGCTGGGCTATAAGGACTTCCTGTGCCCTCGGCAGGAATCGAACCTGCGACGCAGACCTTAGAAGAGTCTCGCTCTATCCCCTGAGCTACGAAGGCATAGACTAATCATTTGGAATATCGGGGTTAAGATCCATTTCGATTAATCCCTTTTCTCTTGCAATCTTTTTGCCTTCAGGGCTCATATGGATTGTGGCTTGAAGGTTTTCATCATATTCAATTTCTACTAGGCCCAACTCATACAACTCAAGAATAGACTTATCAACATAATCTAGGTGTGATTGCCAAAGTTCTGGAGCTAACTCTTTTGCATTTTCGCTAATCGAATATATCATCTCTCCGCTTTCATCCATACCCTCTAAACTTACTGCACCAATTTCTAGGTAGTAGGCTAGTTTATGATCATTATTCTCTTCTTCGTTCACTTAATCTCCTTGTGCAACAAGTAGGACTTGAACCTACGATTACCGAATTATGAGTTCGGGGCTTTAACCAACTAAGCTATTGTTGCTTAGAAGTATATTATAACGTGCCATCTTCATTTTTGTCAATAGTTTCTTCTACTATTTGCTGTACATACTCTGAAAAATGTTTTCTTATATTGCCCATTGGCCTGTGACCAGCGAGTTTCCATATTCTTTTATATTCAATTACATTAGAGAATGTAGTTGGACAAAGAACTACTCCGTTGTATTCTTTTAATACTGTAGGAAGTGGAACATGCTTGCCACAGCATTTACATTCTTTTGCTTTTTCTTGATACGTACTCATATTATTTGCATCCTGTCCATTGCGTCTTTTAAGTTTTCTGGCATTCTCGGAGCCCTAATCATATTGTAGGAACTTGTTTCTCCGTCTGCCTCTTTTCCAAAATCATTGTCATAGCTCATTGATTCGTAGGTATGAATGTTTACTTCCTCATTTGTATCAAACTTGCTTCTACTTATTGAGTTGTATATTGCTCCACATACAGCATCCGCCAAGTCCTTAGATCCTTTTCTTGGGTGGTCTACTCGATCTCTCATAATTCTTAATTGCAATAGTTCATCAATTAGCAATGGGATATGCGGTCCAACTACTCTTTCCTCGGCAACAACCATTGCCATATCATCATAGTGTTTTTTAGCGACAGATAGAATCTCTGTATTGATGCCGTATTGTTTTAGTTGTTGCATCATATCATGGGAATTCCATCTGTCAAAGGTACATACACGGATCTTAAATCCTCGTGTCTTTAATGAAAGAATGTAATCTTTTACCTCAGTAAAATCTACAGACTTATCTTTTGTTGGTGTCCAGAATCTAACAGCGTCTATCTCAACAATAGGGGCTGGCTGTGAATAGGTGTCTGTTACTTTTACGTTAACCCATCTATTGACGTGTGCCATTGCAACTGCACAATGGTCATGCTTTTGAGCAAGGTCAACGTGTATAAAATATTCTTTGTCTGGATCTGGCAAGAACCATTCTTCTAATCTACCGAAGTTATCTACAGCTAGGTGTGCTTTATTAAATGCCTTCTCAACCTTTTCTTTTGATTTAAAGAATGCATCAACAGCATCAGGTGGCATACAAGCAAAGCGTGATAACGCATCCAGAGGATTTGTAAAGAAAGCAACCTTAAAATCATCAATCTTTCTTACTGGGTTGACTTCCCACGTTGGTCTTCTTAATGCATAAACCTTTGGTATCTTGTATGAGACTATATGGTCTTCTTCCCATTGGATCTCAAACTCATTACCCACTGTTCCGTCTGGAAGTTCTTCATCCATCTTAAACTTGTGATCACGGACTACCGTCTCTACCTCTGCTACAACAGCGTTATATCTCTGTTGAATGTAGTCGTTCTTATATCTAGGGAACGATAGAAGGATTACCTTGCCAAAGTCTGGGAAACGAGAGTCTACTGATGCACGATACATATCATATATAGCCGCACCTGTTTTTGCTTGATCGTGGCCTGTTGTGTTTTCAATTGCAAAGCCTGAAATCTCATCAAGGATAACAACGATAACGTTATACCCTTCCCACGCTTCACGCTCAGAGTGACCAGAGTGTACTGTTATTGCCTTATCAAACTTAACTTCTGAAGCCTTATCTGTGTATTTACCAGCAAACCAAGGGGATTTATCAATGCGTGTTTTAAATCCCTTAAAGAATACGTTGCTTGCCTGTTGTGAGTTAATAGCAATGTTAATAATATCAATGCTATCCCCTGGAGGCTTTCCGTAATATGTGGCTGGATCTTTTAAGCACAATAGTAAATATACTATATAGGCAACTGCAATTGTTGAGCAGTAATCTTTTCCTGAACCTTTGCCGAGCTGAGCAACTACTTCATTAGCAGTTTGCTTAAATCTTATTCTTCCTTCTTCTTCTCCGAAAAGTTTGATAAGCGTTGTGTCTTTATAGATCTGCGAGCTTTTTTCAATAAGCGTGTATTGATAGTCGGAAAGTTCTGGAAGCCCAAGGTATTCTGGACTTCTAACAAACGTTTTAAGATCGACTGGTTTTTCATCGAATTCCTCTCCGTCAAGCATATCGATAAGGTCACTGAAATCAAACGACATCGGCTTCCTCTACTGGGACTGACTCGATTATTCCAGTTATTTGGGACAATCTCTTTGCAACTTCCATCTTACACTTAGGACATGTTGATGTAGTTTCTTTTAAAATTTTAACAAGGAGATCTTGTTTGCGTTCTGTCTCTGCAATCTGTGATGCAATTTCATTATTTTCAAGTACGCCAATTGATTGAAGCATTGCAATTCTTTTAGTCTCTATGTCTGCAATAAGCTTTAATGCGCCAGACTTTATTCCTAATTGTCCAGATTGATCTGCATCTTCTACAGTCTTCCACGCCTCTTTGATAAGCATGGCATAGTGCTGATCCGCCCCTGAAATAGCCTCTCTGGCACGATCTCTTATGTTGCTGTCATTATGTACAACGTCTTTCCAGTCGTCGATTAGCTCGACAACCTCTTTGCGCTGTATTCCTGTGATTGTAGCGATCTGGGTGGGTGTGCTTCCTTTTAGAAGTTCCTCGACTACTCTGTTCATTCTGTCAAAACGTTCTGACAATTCTATTTCGCTCATTATTACATTGTACTTCTAGTCGACTAAAATGTCAATCAGAATTAGCCCTAGCAATCTTATATAGGACTAGATATCCTATTAAATCGTCAATATCGTTGTCTCCAGCAAATCCTTGGTTGTTCTTTACCCTATTTAATTTATCATCAATACGAACTTTTAATTGCTCTGTTGAGTCCGCCGTTGAAAATATCCTTGCTGGCTCTAGGGCAGAGTTGCCATAAGAGATATTCTTTTCAATTAACATGTGTGCAATTTCATGGCATGCTCCCCAGATCTTATTACCAGCTGGTGCACCTACTGATCTTAAATACAAATCATTGCAATTAAAATTGTTGACATCTTCAAATACCGCCTTTAGCATTATCTTCTCCTAATTAATTGAAACTGTTCTAGATATCTCTGTATGGTCATAGCAGAGACTTTACACTCATCGGCAATTTCTGTTACCGTCTTCTTCTGAACCACATATCTTCTATGTAGCCAATCTTTACTTTGATATAGTTTCATCGTTCCGTCAATATACTATTTGAGTAATGTGCAATTCCAAATGAATCTGCAACGTCAAAATCTTCAATCGATAGATTATACTTCTTATTGAAGTAGTCAACTGTTCTTTGTTTACGCATATTACGTAATTGATTCTGATACCAAGAATCTGCATACCCTGGACTCTTCAATCTTATTGCCGCCTTTTCTTCCTTAGTAGGGTTCTTATTGCCTATGTATGCCTGCCAAGATGAAGGCGATATAGTAATTACCTTTGCTCCCGTTGACATTAGTTCTGCAATAACAACTCCATAAACATATGATAGTTTAATCACAGCATCTGCAGACTTTACAAATACTGCACCTTCAACAACAATATAGTCTGACTTTAGTTCATCTAGCATTAAAGCCATCTTGACCTTTGCATCATGAATCTTATCATATATATCCTCGCCTGACAAGTTAATCTTTCCCCACTTCAATGGGACATCGTTCTCCATCAAGCAAAAAGCAATAGAGTTAGTTGAGGCATCTATACCTAAAACTCTATTAGCCTGTGTCTTCTTTAAACTAGCTAATGTCATCGATCATCCTAAATAACTTATTCTTTAAGTCTGCGTTAATTGTTTTCTCACAAGTTGAGCAGAAGTCGGATGTATTGTATCTACTTAGCTGAGCTTTACATTTAGAGCAAGGCCTTGCAGCACCATTTCTAATTGCCTTTTTCTCATAATACTTTTCCATGATTCTTCTATTAGTTGCAACACGGCAACACTCATCAGTACAATATTTTTGATTATGTGTTTTAGGAACAAAGTCCGCCTTACATTCAGAATTGGCACAGATCATATATTAGTTACCGAGAATAATTCAATGTCAACAGTTCCTTCTGGCCCGCCTTTTGCATAGCATTCTTTCTTAACTGGACAGTAAGTACAAGGCATCTTAGACTTTGTTGCACCTTCTGGCTTACGTGGAAGATCGCCATTCTGGAAATTATCCCAGACTTCGCACATCCAAGCAAAGGTATGCTCAATAATCTTTGTATTCTTTTCATTCATTGAGATTGGAATAACTAAGATCTCCTGAGTATTCTTATTCTCATACAGGAAGAAACCTTCCTTAGCCTTCTTTAATTTCATATAGGTTAATAGCTGAAGCATATGGTTATCTGTAGGCTTCATTTCTGACTGTCGTGTATCCCAGACTTCTTGCTTAGCCGTCTTGATTTCACCAATGACAGCTTCGCCATCATACTCCATAATAAGGTCAATGAACCCTCTAATAGGAGGATACTCATTAATAATCTCTTCTTCTTCCGCTCTCCACTGAGGCATAGTCTTAATTAAATTCTGTAGTCTTTCGTGAGCCTGAGTTCCTTGTGCCATATTAGCAACAGCAACAGCATCGTTATCATCGATAAACATTGCACCAGAGAATGCCATATACCAATACCTAGGGCACTTACCGTGACCATATCCCAACGAGCTTGGGCTAAATGACTTCTTTGTCATTGATCCGTCTGCACGTTTTGTATTTCTATACGCTTCATCAAGCAGGTCAGCAAACATCTCTGGATCAAAAAACTTTCCAGTATGCTTTTTAAATTTAAGGTTCTTTACAATATCTCTAGCCATTTATGAGTTATACCTAACGACATACTTAAGTGCATCTACAAGTTTGTCTATGGACTCCTTTACTGAATAATATACGTTCTTCTTATTGTTGTTCACAGTTCCCGCTTTGTCTTTGGCAATAGTTGAATAGATAGATGACATCACAGCAAACTTAGTAGACATCGCCTGTAGTTCCATAATAAGCATTGGGGCCTTTGCTGATGGAACATCTGGGTTCATCAATAATTTTACCACAATTGAAAGGGCTTTATCTAAGTGCTCATCCTTCATAAACTCATGAAGATCATTGAACTCAGTAATATTGCTTATGAGCTCAAGTGTATTCTTATCCTCTGTCATTCTTAATATCCTTATCTAATTTATCTATAAACAAACCTAGTCCGTATCCTATAACAAAACCAAGCATTGATCCAAATAAAAACAATGTCATACTAAAATCCTTTGTACAAGACCGTATCCGATCCACAATCCGAAGATTCCCATTAGCCCAGCAAATACTGGAGGCGCTGGTACTGGAAGCTTAAATAAACTAAATACTGCTCCAACTCCCATACCTGTAAGCGTAGTTAAAAATACTTCTCTAATCATGGTTATCCTCCCAGAACTGGATCAACTCTTCAAGAATTGACCACTCTATAATGCCAAGCCTAACCTTAGACTCTGCTCCTATAATAATCTTTAATGCTGGATACATATCTCTATTTACCTTAAAGGTATCTGTACAAATCTTTGCCCAGTTATCTTTATTTAAGGTAAAAGATGTTCCTGCTTCTTTATAATCAACAAGAAATTGTTTCCATTGTGCATCGCCCTTTTGGTAATCACCTCTACCGCTATTCTTTTGCGCCTTTGCTCCATCACGTTTTACTTCTGATCTTTCTGACATTAGCCCACCGAATAAGAGTTTTTATGTCCATCAGGGCATTCCCAAGATATAGTCAAAGAGACTGCATCCCAGAAATACTCTTCCGAATCTTTATCGCATTTGTTGCAAGGCTTTGCTCCACCTATTTTTTCAAGCTCTGGAGAAAATATTTGCTCTGGCTGATTAAGAAACTCATTAATGTTTGGCATTTATCTCTTCTTCTAAGCTGTCTACAACATCTGGATTTTCCTTTAAGTATGCTACAGCCTTTGCACGTCCTTGCAAACGTTCTCCATTTACTGTATACCATGCTCCACCCTTTTCTACTATCCCGCACATTTCTGCAACGTCAAGTGTTTCTCCTACACGATCTACACCGAGAGAGTCCCCTTGGTAATAAAAGTCATATTGTCCTGATAGATTTGGGGGGCCGAGTTTGTTGTAATCAATAATCCAGTTAACTGGTCTTCCGACTCTTTGTTCGATAATCTTGTCGCCAACTTTAATGCCAGCCTTAATAGCATTAGCCTCAGCTTCTGAGGACCAGAGCTTAATGACGGTTGAAGAAAAGAACTTGACTGCCATTCCACCCGTGGGGATGTGCGAAGCATGCATAGATCCAAACTGATTTCGTTGTTGTGAGATGAGAACAAGTAGTGTGTTTTTGTTTGCATAGTTTAACATCTTGACTGCGTGGGTCATATCCTTTGCTTCAGCGCCGATTTGCTTAGTATCTTGCAAATCCTTCATTTCATTTCCATCTTTTTCAAAATAGATTGCAGGTAGCAGTGCTGAGATTGAATCTACTACGATCATATCAACGCCTGCATCCATTAGCTTAGTAGCAACATCAACCATATCATTAACAGTTTTTGCTGGTGAGTAAATAAGGGAAGATGAATCTACTCCTAGCCGTTCCGCCCAAGCCTGATCATATGAGGCTTCTGCATCAATCCACGCACAGGTCTTACCTTCTTTTTGTGCAAGGGCAATCATTTGCAGGCAGAAAGAAGACTTACCAGCAGACTTATTTCCCCATACGAGAACCTGCCTGCCGTAACCCAAACCTCCACGTAACGCAAAGTTTAATCCAATACTAGGTGTAAGTTGTTTTTCAACTTGAACATCTTGTGCGGACTGTACTCTTGCTCGTGTCTTTGGATCTAGTTTAGCTAATATGCTATCTATTTCTATTGTCATTTAAACTCTTTCTTTCCCTTAGTATAGCATTAAAATAAATTTCCGTGAAGCCTTTGGCGTTCCTTATTTATATTAATTTTCTTTTCTAGAATTTCATCTAGGCTATGTAAAACTTGTTCTTCATTTCTCATTGCGGCATAAACATCAAGTAGTCTAATTATTACATCAGCCATTTCTTCTACAATGCTTTCGCTTCCCTTTGACTTTCTAATAGCTTCTAGAACTTCAGTTACTTCTGAATGAACTAGCGCTAGTTTATTTCCAATCTTGTCGTGATTATATTCGCCGTCCCAAAATCCCTTTTCTCTTGCAATCTCATGCAAGATAGCGGATAGAGCGTCTAGACCATACTCAGTCAGTACTTGATTCGATTCCATCTTTTTCCCTTAAACTAAATGTGAATGACGGGCCTGTCTCGTCATAATCTATTACTAATTCTTTATTGCTAACATTGGCATCTAGAAACCTAAGTGTAGGTACAACTAACTTTCCATGCTCTTCAAGGATAGCAACCAGCACTTGATTCATGCTAATTGAAGTTACTAAACCTTCTATATCGTCTGTCATTTTATTTCCTTTACCATTAAAGTTCCATCGTCTAAAGTAGACAGAACAACCTTACATCTCATTCCCTCTCGCATTTTAGCTAGGGACATCTTATACATTGTTGGGAAAGCAATTGCTCTAGTTAATTCCTTTTGTGCATTTGAAAGAACTATGTGGCTCATTGTTTTACCAGCCTTTGTTACATACGGAGTGAAGTCTACTACAATATACTCATCTTCGTCAAGGTCATACTGCTTCTTGTATAGGTAGTCTACAAATGAATTAGAACCTGTTGGATCTATATCGCTTACCTTTACATAACGAGCAATTCTATTATCTCCGACCAAGATGAAATACATCTGTCCCGTTTCAATTTGAGTTTGCTCTGTATGGAATAGACCGATAGATCCAGTCTCATCTACTAACTCAATACGTGCCCAACCATTTCCACGCTTAATTGACTTAACCATTCCAAACATTACGAATGAACCTAAGTCCTCAAACTCTTCAATTGGTCTTGCTTGTGACTTAATGCGTGGTGGAATACCTTCTAGATTAAATGTAGGTATGCCTAGATACTCGTAGTAACTATCTTTTTCATTTCCGCTTCTAGGATTATCCTCAAATGCCGCACCGCCAATTGCATTCAAAGCAGAGATAGCACGGCTATTGATTCCGCTTCCCTTCTTAGAAGCCTTATCAATAAACTCAGAATAAGATTTAAAGGGTCTCTGATCAATAATTTTATTTGCAATGCTATCTGAAATAAACTTTACTTCACCCAAACCGAATCTGATAGAGTCTCCCTGTAAAGAAAAGAATACATCCGATTCATTAATATGTGGGAGCTTGATGCTTAGCTTTAGTCGCTTTGCCTCAATTAAATATTCGGTTCTCGCATCTTTGTCATTTTCGTTCTTAAGAATCGAGAACATGAATTCCAAAGGATAATAAGTCTTGAGCCAAGCAGTATAATAAGAAAGCATAGAGTAAGCAACAGCATGGGAACGGTTAAAAGAATAACCAGCATGAGCCTCAAAAGTATGCCAGAGCGTTTCGGCTTGCTTCTTAGAAATGTGTTCTGAAGCCCCAGCAATAAACTTATCCTTGAATTGGTCGAACTCTTTTGCATCCTTCTTCTTTCCAATAATCTTGCGGACCTTATCAGCCTCTGACCAAGTCATGCCACCCAAGTGTACGCATGCCTGCATAACCTGCTCTTGATATATAATAACACCGTACGTATTCTCAGTAAACGGCTTCATAATTGGATGAATAAACTGAACTGCTTCGTCTCCGTGCTTACGCTTAATATAAGAAGCACCCACTGTATTCATAGCTCCTGGACGAACCAGGGCGTTAGAGGCAGCAAGATCTTCAAACTTATCTACGCCCATCTTGATAAGAAGGTTGGTGTATGGAGTTGCTTCTGCTTGGAATACACCCTTTGTATAGCCTTCGCTCAAAACCTTATATACATCTGCATCATCTAGTGGCAATTCTGAAAGGTTAATATCTTTACCTGAGCGCTTCTTAATTGAAGCAAGGGTATCAGAAATTACAGATAAGGTCTTAAGTCCTAGTGCATCTAGTTTAATAAGACCAATATCCGCAACCGTATCCATATCGTATGCAACGACTGGAATTCTTCCTGATACTAAATCGCTTGCATCAGCTCTTGACTCTACTGGAGCATACTTTCTTAAATCATCTTTTGCTACTACAACACCTGCAGCGTGAACTCCAACAGATCTAATTCTTCCACGCAATCTATCTGCAAGCCATAGAACTTCAGGGTATTTGTTTCTAAACTCTTTGGTATTTGGTGACTCAACAAAGTCTTCAAAGGTATCAATTGATTTCATTGCACGATTAACATCTGAAAGTGGAACCATAAATACACGAGCAGCATCTCTAATTACACCCTTATCTTTAAAGTAAGTGTATGTGGAAATAGAAGCAACGTGCTTAAACTTCTTCTTTAAATAGTCCTTAACTTCTTTACGACGACGGTCTTCAAAGTCCGTATCAATATCGGGAAAGTCATTACGCTCTGGGTTAATGAATCGGAAGAACAGCAAGTCATATTTAATTGGATCAACATCTGTAATTCCAAGGGCATAGCAAACCAATGAGCCTGCTGCGGATCCACGACCTGGACCAACCTTAATATCATTACCCTTAGCCCAGTTAATCATGTCTGCTACGACTAGGAAGTATGAGGCAAATGACTTATCTTTAATTACAGATAGCTCCTCTTTAAGCCTGTCAATGTAGACTTCAGACTCCGACAGACCTAGCCGTTTAAGGCCTTCAGAGGCCATCTGAGCCAGTTTCTCGTCGGCATCGGTCTTGGGTACAGGCAATAGGTCTAAACCACTGTTAAAATCGTATTCTCCAATTTTCTCAGCAATCTCCATAGTATTGTCATATATATCTGTACGACTAATTCCAGCCTTATTGAAGTCAGCCTCAATTTCATCCCTTGATTGAATGAATAAATTGTAGTCTTGAAAGGATATTCTACGGTCTGGATATAGGTAATTTAGTCTCTCATTAATATCTTTAATCTGTCTAGACATTTCAAAGTCTGCATCTTTATCCATCTTGGGAGATGTCGACAATATGAGCATTGCCTCTTCTAGGACTCTATCTTCTTCCTTAGCAAAGTGAGCATCTCCTGTTGCCACCGCCTTAATTTTAAGCTTGTCTGCTAATTCTAAAAGGGCGGAGTTGATCTCCACAGGGTTATGTGATTGCACTTCCACGTAAAAATCTTGTCCGAAAGTTTTCTTAAAGCCGTTGAGAAGAAGCTCAGCCTCTTCCATGTTACCTTTATCGATAGCTTTACTAATGAGTCCATTAAGACATCCGCTGAGAACGATAATACCTTCGCTATAATCATTTAAAACCTCTCTGTCAATTCTTGGCTTATGATAAAAGCCTTCGTTCCAAGCAAGCTCTTGAAGAGCATTAATATTTTCTAATCCCTTTTTATTCTTTGCCAGAAGGATGATGTGATTATATGCTTGAATAGATTTATCTGTCTTTGAAGACTTATCAAATCTGTCTGTTGGAGATATGTATGCTTCTACTCCAAGGATTGGCTTTATGCCTTCTTCTCTGCAAGCAATCTGCATTTCTCTATGTGAAGACAACGTTCCATGATCTGTAATTGCTATTGCTGTTTGTCCCGCCGCTTTCGCCGCTTGAACAAGTTCAAGGGGAGAGTTAAGCCCATCCATTAAAGAATAGTAGGAATGCACATGTAGATGTGTAAATTTCATTTAACTCTCCGCCTCTTAACCTATTACCAGTCTACGCTACTTGAAGAAGT